AAAGAGCAGCCATATCTCGTGGTTGGATTAAGAAGAGAGAGCTGTAGTTTGGCTACCCAACACCCCTATTCGTAGGCAACTGGCGGCCCCAATTTGGAGAAGATAAATGACTGAAGCAATGGCAGTAAAACAGGATATTCCTACTAAGACTATAAAATATAAAAAGGACCGTTCTGATGAAACGGCAGAATTAGAGAGACTAGAGAAAGAACGAACTGGCATACTAGAGCAACAAAAAGCAGAATCTGAAGATAAAGCTGAAACAGAAACGCTTGACGCAGAAGAAAAAACTTTTAAGAAAAGGTACGGAGATTTAAGGCGATTTACCCAGAAAAAAGAAGAAGAATATAATGCTAGAATTAGAGACTTAGAAGATAAAGTTTCTTTAAAAGCAAGAGAAGCAATACAGCTGCCCAAATCAGACGAAGAGTTGGCAGCGTGGTCAAAAGAATACCCCGAAGTCGCAAAGGTAATAGAGACTATTGCTTCCAAAAAAGCAAAAGAATTTGACGCTAGTCTAGAAAAAAGACTGCAGTCCATAGCTGAAAAAGAAGCAGATGCTAATAGAAAGACTGCAGAAGCCGTATTACTACAAATTCACCCTGACTTTGAAGAAATACGTGCTGACCAAAATTTTCATGACTGGGTTACTGAGCAACCCAAATGGGTTCAGCAAGCTCTATATGAGAATGATACAGACGGAAAAGCCGCAGCAAGGGCTATAGATTTATATAAAGTTGATATGAATATAGCAACTAAAAAGAAGTCTACGGACAAAAACGCTGCTGCTTCTGTAACCACCCGGGGACAATCTGCCAATGTGGCAAATTCCAAGTCTGACCAGACAAATCAATGGAAAGAATCTCAGGTTGCTAGAATGAGACCACAAGAGTACAGTAAGAATGAAGAGGCAATTATGACTGCAATAAAGTCAGGAAACTTCATTTATGACGTAACTAGAGGTGGTAATTAAGTTTTTCCTTTACTTTTTATCATTTTTGTGGTACAAAGTATATAGGTACATGTGACCCCTGCAATCAGGACAACTCACACAGATGCTACGCACACGACACATCTAAGTTATTATACCCTCTAAAGTGTAGTAGAGGGGTGTGATTTTCCACGATTATAACTACCCATAGACACTGGCCCTGTTCTACAGATACCCAAATGCTCCGTGGCCCTTTAATTGATGATTAGAAAATCGGTTTTAGCCATAGAGGAGGATATTTAAAATGGCATTTAAAACAGCCGCTGGCTATGGTAATTTACCGAATGGCAATTTCAGCCCGGTCATTTACTCACAAAAGGTCCAGCAAGCGTTTCGTAAATCTTCCATTGCAGAGTCAATAACAAACTCTGATTACTTTGGGGAAATTGCGAATTATGGTGATACAGTTCGAATTATTAAAGAACCAGAAATCACTGTTAAGGAGTATGCTCGTGGAGCACAAATTACTCCGCAAGACCTAGATGACGAGGACTTCAACCTTGTTGTCGATAAAGCAAACTACTTTGCATTTAAGGTAGACGACATTGAAGAAGCTCATAGTCACGTAAACTTTGAGTCTTTGGCTTCTGATAGAGCAGGTTATCGACTTAAAGACCAGCACGACATGGAAGTTCTTGGATACCTTTCAGGCTTTAAGCAAGCAACCATAAGCTCTTTAGCAGGCACAGCTAACGACACCGTTTCAGGGTCAAAGGCTGTATCTACTGCAGGGTCTGATGAATTGCTAACAAGCATGAAGTTGAGAAAAGACTCATTTGGTAACATTACAACATCAAGTGCAGGCGACCACTCAATCCCACTCGCACCACGTATGCCGGGAGCTACTGCTCAAGCTACAGCTACTGCTACACCATTGCAAGTTATTGCAAGAATGGGCAGACTGCTTGACACCCAGTTCGTGGACAGTGATGGCAGATGGTTAGTTCTACATCCAACATTTGTTGAAGTCCTAAAAGACGAAGACTCCCGTCTTCTCAATGCGGATTTTGGCGAATCAGGGGGATTAAGAGCAGGACTATCTATAGGTAAATTGCATGGTTTTGACATTTATATGTCTAACAACTTACCTTCAGTTGGTACTGGTCCTGGCACTTCAGGTTCTGCTAACCAAAACTCAAACTACGGTGTAATAGTTGCAGGTCATTCGTCAGCGATTGCTTCTGCTTCTCAAATCACTAAAACTGAATCTTACCGTGACCCTGACAGCTTTGCTGACATTGTTCGTGGTATGCATTTATACGGCAGAAAGATTCTTCGTCCTGAAGCAATCGTAACTGCTAAGTATAACGTAGCGTAAGGGGGGATAAACAATGGCAACTTATGATATGACATCAAAAGACACCACTGGTGTTTCTTCTAACTCTCTAGCAGTCCTACCATCACAAACTGGTATGGGTGTAATGCGTATGGTTCAAGCATACTTGGACATTGACGCACTTGTTGCTGCAGGGTATTCAGGTGCAGACGGTGATATCTTTCAACTACTTGAAATTCCTGCAGGATGCCTAGTGCTATTTGCAGGTGCTGAAGTAGAGAAGGCTTTCACTGGAAGCTGTACTCTGGATATGGACTTTGCAGCAGGTGATGACATTATTGACGGTGCTGATATTACTTCCACAGGTTACTGTGCTGAAGGTAGTAACGGACAGTCAAATGACGTTACCACAGGTGCTGCTTCTCTGTTTACGCAATTTCAATCTGCTACAGATACTATTGACTGCAAGATTGCAGGTGCTGCTCCTGCTACAGGAAGATTACGAGCTTACGCTTGTATAATTGACTGTAACGATTTAGGAGCATCTGGCAAAGCTGCTGATGTCGATAGAGACCAGCTAGCTTAAATTTAAAATATGTTGAAGCCACTTCGGTGGCTTCGACTAACTTAGGGTGAGCAATGGCAACGTATTTAGCATTAACTAATAGTGTTTTAACTAGATTAAATGAGGTTGAACTTACTTCTTCAAATTTTAGTGCTCCTAGAGGAATACAGTCACAAGCCAAAAATGCTGTTAATGAGGCAATACGCTATATTAACCAAAAAGAATTTGGATTTCCTTTTAATCACTCTACTAAGACACAGACATTAACTGCAGGTGTAGTAAGATATAGTATTCCTACAGATGCAAAACATGTTGATTATAATACAGCACGACTTGTTAAAGATTCTGACTTGGCTTCTTCAGGAAGAAAGCTAACTAATCTGAATTATAATGAATATGTACAAAAAGAATACATAACGCAAGAAGATGAAATAAACTCCACTACTGCTGCGGAGGCTATAGATTCTTCTGAAACAGAAATTGATTTAACTAGTGCTACAGGATTTGACAGTTCAGGAACAGTTTATATTGATAATGAACAAATAAGCTACACAGGAATAAGTACAAATACTCTTACAGGATGTACTCGTGGAGCTAGCTCTACAACTGCTGCGTCACACGATAATGGCACTACAGTTACCCAGTTTACTAATGGGGGAATCCCTCAATTAATTGTAAGAACTTTAGATAACAATTATTTACTATACCCTGTCCCTGATAAATCATATTCTTTAAAGTATGATTATTTTACTTTTCCTAGTGACTTATCGGCACATGACTCTACGCCATCAATACCTGACAGATTTTCGCCTGTTATAGTGGATGGAGCAACAGCATTAACTTATCAATATAGAGGAGAAACTCCCCAATACCAACTTAACTTTGCAAGGTTTGAGCAAGGTATTAAAAGTATGCAGAGTTTATTAGTTAATAAATATGACTATGTACGTTCTACAGTTATTCTGCAACCCACAGGATATTTTATATCAGCAGGAAACGTAGCCTAATGCCAGACCTATCCCAACTACAACCTGTATCTTTTAACTGCGAAGGGGGGCTAGTTCTTAATCGCTCTACTTTTATGATGCAGCCCGGGGAAGCTCTTGAGTTACAAAACTTTGAGCCTGACATTGAAGGAGGCTATAGACGGATAAGTGGATTTAGTAAGTATGTTTCTGCAGTAGTTCCTCAAACTTCTTCTTCAACAGAAAAAGTTTTAATGGTTGCAACTTTTGGTGATTATGTATTAGCTGCAAGAGGAACGAGTATTTACAGTGCTGCAGCAGGAGGTTCAAGTTGGACAAGCAGAGATAGCGGAAGAACAAGTGCAGCTAAGTACGATTATGAACGATTTAATTTTGATGGCACAGATAAAATAGTTGTTGCAGATGGAGCAAATGCTCCTACAGTGTTTAATGCTTCTTTGACTGCTACAGATGTTTCTTCGGGAGGTGGGGGAGAAGTTTCAACTTCAGTATCAGGAGCTAAGTTTGTTGCCTCGTTTAAAGAGCATATGTTTTATGCGGGTATGTCAGCAAAACCACAAGAATTAGTATTTAGCGTTCCTTTTGATGAGGATAACTTTGCTACAGCGAGTGGGGCAGGCAGTATCAAAGTTGATGATACAATAACAGGACTTAAAGTTTTTCGTGAAGATTTGTTTATTTTTTGCCAAAGCAGAATTTTTAAATTATCAGGAACGTCTACATCAAATTTTGCAATAACTGCTGTAACTAGAGATATAGGATGTATTAATGGTAATACAATCCAAGAATTTGCAGGTGATTTAATCTTCTTAGGGCCAGATGGCTTACGTACCGTTGCAGGTACTGCTAGAATTGGTGACGTTGAACTAGGTACAATAAGTGCAAATGTCCAGTCTATTTTTGACGATAACCTATCTAGTGCTAGCGAATTTGATTCAGTAGTTATTCCCGATAAAACCCAGTACCGAATATTCTTTACTAAAGATGGAACAGGACAAAACTCTACTAAAGGTGTTTCTTGTGTAATGAAAGGCCAAAAATTTGAATTTTCTGAATTAAGGGGTATAAAGCCTGCTTCAACAGACACATTTGTTAAGTCAGGAGATGTTATAGTTCTACATGGAGATTACTCAAATGGGTATATATATAGGCAAGAATCCGGTAATGACTTTGATGGAACTGCTATAAACGCAAAGTACAGAAGCCCAGATATGACATTTGGTGATGCCGGGATTAGAAAACATATGCAAAGAGTCATAGTAAACTATGCACCAGAATCAACTATAGATGCAGACTTGTTTTTAAGATATGACTACGAATCTAAAGACTCTGCTAGACCCGCTGCTTATGCTTTAGATTCAAGTGATATTGCAGCAATATATGGAACAAATACATATGGCAGTAGCTCTGACACTCTTGGAACATATGGAGGAGCATCTCAGCCTTTGTTTAGACAACCAGTAGAAGGTTCAGGGTTTGCTGTAGCACTAAGAGTAAACGATGGTGGCACAACTGCACCGTACTCACTTAAGGGATTCCAGTTAGAATATAATGTAGGAGCAAGAAGGTAAATGGGAGCAACATACACAAGACAATCTTCATATTCTGATGGAGATGTTATTACAGCGGCACATACTAATGACGAGTTTAATCAGTTATTAGCCGCTTTTGCATCAAGTTCAGGACACACACACGATGGCACGGCAGCCGAAGGCGGACCGGTTACTAAACTTTTAGGTACGTCTATTACAATAGGCGATGGAACTTCAGGAACAGATATTACTGTTACCTTTGATGGGGAAAGCAATGACGGTGTTCTCAAGTGGATGGAGGACGAAGACTACTTTGAGTTTTCAGATGACATACTTGTAGCCTCTACAGAAAAGATACAATTCCGTGACACGGCTATATACATTAACTCTAGTACAGATGGACAGCTTGACTTAGTAGCTGACACAGAGATACAGATAGCTGCCAC